CAGCTTTTTAAAACGTATACCAATTTAAACGACAAACAGATCGGTGCAATAAATAGAATGGTCAACGAGCGTATTTCCGAAATAGCAAAAAATAACGTTGAAAAAACATTCTCATAGGAAAAAATAATGATAATCAACACTATAGATGAACACCTTTTACAACAAGAAAATCGGGTCCGTGAAAGGCATTACCCATCGGACGTTACGAAGTGTTTACGACAACTATTCTACAATTGGACCGGTGAAGAAAAATCCAACCCCATAGAAGCGGGGGCCTTATGGAAAATGAAAGCTGGTGATGCTTTACATGAAATGATTATTGATATAATGCAAGAATCGGGATATGACATAATCAGTGAAGTAGCAGGAAAGCAATCTATAGACGGCCTCAGACACGTTCTAAGCTATCGTATAGACGGTTTATTCGCTAAGGGTATAGATACCATAGGAATCGAAATAAAGACGTCTTTTGGGCGCGGTATTAAAGAAATACAAAAAACCCAACAACCTAAGGATAATGACATTGCCCAGGTGGTTATGTATATGGAGCTTGCCGATATTAAAGAGTATCACCTTGTGTACTTTGGCAGAGATAACGCATACCGGACCGAGTTTTTATTCCAGATGAAAGATGATGGCATATATTACAATGGCAAAAAGAGTTCCATTACGTTTGACGGCCTTATTCAAAGACTGGTGATACTGGAAAAGCATATCAAGGATAACGAGATACCGTCAAGGGAGTATAAGGTCGCTATCAAAAACGGTGAAATCAAAGAAAAGTTTCAAAAGAATAAAGTTGAATATAAATCAGATTGGCAATGTAGGTACTGTCAGTGGCGCGACCGGTGTTGGAAACAATATGTTGAATTATCAAAACAGACGGGGCAATCTTTTCACGGGAAGGAATTATGCTAAAACAGTGTGCAAGCTGCTTAAAGCGTAAACCCTATGATCAGTTTAGTGTTAATAATGCAAGTTGGGACGGGTTGCAACGATTATGCAAAGAATGCGATAAGGCGCGGGCAAAGAAATATTATCAAGACAATTTAGAGCAATGCAGGGAAAAAAGAAAGCAGTGGCAAGATGAAAACTATGAATTGCATCTTGAACACCAGAATAAATATAACAGTAGTGAGAAAGGAAAGAAGACAAGAAGAAAGTTTCGGGCGCGTAAAAAATTTACTGAAAAAGAGGTTTAAAAAATGAAACACTGTATGTTATGTGATCGTAAAATTCAACCAATTAAAAAATTTGGTTGGGGGTCCTTTATTCTTTTAGCAATACTGTTTTTGCCTTTGGCCGTCTTTCCACTCTTAAGTTATGTCTTTAAAAAACCCAACATTTGTCCTATCTGCAAAACTGATCAATTAGTATAAATAAAGCGGCGGGTGTAAAAGCCCGCTTCATGGAGATTAAAAAAATGAGTATGCCGAGATATTTAAAAGAAAAGTATAAATATGCTTTAAAAAGTAAATATGAATTATATAGTGATTATGTATTTATGTTAATTATGGGTGATATAGGTTCAAATATAAGTGAAAGTAATGATTATTCAATGTATAATTTAGAAAAATATTGTTTTAAAATAATGCACTCAATGCCATTACGTTGGTGGCATGACAAAGATAATGTATTTACCGAAAGATATATTGACAAATCAAATATAACTTCCACTATTTATCAAAGAAGATTGTCTTATTATAAAGAACTATTAGAAGATTATAAACTTGATATTATTTCAGAAAAAGAATTTTTCTTTAAAAAAAACAATATAAATAGACCAGAATTTTTATTTGAATTTGAAAAAGTTGAAGTTAAATATCATTCTGAAGTTGCAAAAAATGCACAAGATGGAAATTATACTGCATTTTATGTAAACTTAGAAGTTAATAATTATTTCTATGAAAAAGCTGAAGAACTTGATGAGCAGAAAAGAATTTATAAACTTAAAAATTATATATATGCGTCAAGAACGTTTCCACAAAAATTAAAAGTAATAATATTTGAAAAAGATAACTATACTTGTCAAATATGTGGTAAACATAAAGACCATCTTGAAAAAGACAATCATTTAGAAGTAGATCATATAACAGAGTGGTCAGATGGTGGGGAAACATCATATAAAAACGGGCAAACCCTTTGCCATAAATGCAACAAAGGAAAACACCACGCTAAAAAACATAAAGAAAAATTAAAACAAGTATTATAGCAAATAAAAATACAAAAAAACATATTCAAGTTGACATATAAAACACAACATATATAAATCCCTTAATCTAAGCGACATAATTCTGGGGGGTTTTATGGATATTGATTTTGATAACATTGCAATTGAAGTTGATGGCGACTTAATTTTTATCACAGTAGCAAAGTATAAACTATTTATGAGTTATGGTTCTATTGGAATGGATTCTTTTCTGCTATATTGTCATTTGATGTTTACGGCACGATGTCAAAAAACTAATCAAGTGTGGGCCAATGACAACTATATACGAACGGGGCTTCATTGGGGTTCGGAGCGCTTAAGAAAAGCCAAAAATCTACTATATGACTTAGGAATTATTGAAAAAGTACAAAAAAGAGATAAAAACGGACACTTTGAAGGAAATTATATAAAAGTTAAGACAAAAACTACACCTTTTGAAATAGAATGTATAGAAAACGCCGCAACACTCGACACGGGCACACCGCAAACCCGCCCGCCCGTTTCAAGAAACAAATGCTTTAACGAAAAAGAGAAATGCTTTAACGAAAAAGAAAATGCTTTAACAAGTCAGAAAAAGAAAAATGCTTTAACGAAACCAACATTGGAAATTATAAATAATTATATTTCTGAAAATGGATATAATGTTAATGGTGAAGCATTTTATAACTATTACAACGGTTTAAACTGGAAAGATAAAAATGAGAAGAAAGTAAAGAACTGGAAAAATAAATTATATCAATGGCATTTAAAGAATACTGAATCTAGTACAGAAAATAAAGACTATAGTTGGATGGACAAGTATTTAAACAAAGATGAAGAAATTGACGAACATAAAAGAAAAGCACTTGAAAAAGTGACCGACGAAAAAAAGAAATTTGACAAATTCCACAAAGAAAGAATGATGAAGTTAAAAAAAGCAAAGTGAGGTTAACATGTACAGAAAAAAAGGAAAAGTTCAATTAAGGTTATCAATAGAGAAAAAGAATTATGAACACTTTAAAACGTGGTGCGCCGAGAATGGTTTTCAATACATTAGAACGGCCGAAAAGGTACTTGAAAAATCTATGATGGATCTAAACAAAAATACACAAATATAAAAAAATATCAAATTAGGAACGTTGGGTTTTAAGTATTTAAAATTGACGGGGGGGTCAAGTTTGGAAATACGTGAGTACTTAAAATCTAAAGGCATCATTTGGAAGGAAATAAGAACGTCAAAAGGGGTCGAGTTAAAATTCAATTGTCCGAAGTGTGGAAAGGATGATAAATTTAATATGAATTTGGACTCAGGGCAATTTCAATGCTTTCACCTTAATAGTTGTGGCTTTATGGGTAATTTCATTACTCTACAAAAGTTTTATGGTGATAATCCCAGGCGTATTATAAATGATTCCTATTTTCAGAAAACACAAAAAGAGTATAAACCGATAAAAGTAACATCGGACGTACCTACACAAAAAATGTACGATTGGTTCCAGGGTCGGTCTATATCTAAAGAAACTGTAAAGCATTTTAAAATTGGTTACAATGCTAAAAGCGATAGCATGATGTTTCCCTATTACAAAGATAATGAGATTGTTTCTTGTAAGTATCGAAAACTTAAGGAAAAAAAGTTTACAAAAGAACCTGGGGGGCAGCCTACACTATTTAATCGTGACAATGTTATTGGTGATACAATCTTTATTACAGAGGGTGAAATTGATTGTATGTCACTATATGAGATGGGTTACAAAAATAGTGTAAGTGTCCCAGATGGTATCAGTGGTGTAACGTGGATTGAACACGAATGGAATTATTTGCAACAATTTAAAGAAATTTATCTTGTGATGGATAATGACCACGCGGGCCAGAGTAATATTGTCAACATTGCTAACCGGTTAGGAAAATGGAGAACAAAAAATATCGTATTGCCGTGCAATGATGCAAATGAGTGTTTGTCAAAAAAAATATCTATAGATCAATTTGTCAATGATGCTTATGAATTTGACAATGAGATTATTTGTAATCCAAGTGTGTTTACGGATGATGTTATTGAACGGACATTCAACAAAGAAAAACTTTACGGTACGCGTATAAAGTGGAAAAAGCTGCAAACATGCTTACGGGGGTGGAGACAATCGGAGTTAAGTATTTGGAGTGGTACTAATTTTTCTGGTAAGACTTCAATCCTCAATGAGATTGCCCTGGACCTTATGAACAATGACAAGAAAGTTTTAATATGTTCTTTAGAGATGCAGCCGGCTGCGTTACTCAATTGGTTGATACGACAATTGATTGATGTTAGTGAGCTCAAAAGAGAACATGTTTATACGTCAATGGATTATTTTGAAAATAAACTGTATCTACTTAATAAAGTGGGTAATATGGACAAGGAGTCTATATTTGATGTTTTTGAATTTGCATGTCGTAAATATGGCATAGATCATATAATCTTTGATAGCTTAAAGCGGGTCAATCTTAAGGGATCGGATCTATACAGGGAACAAGGGGTTTTTATGAATGACCTACTGGATATTGTGCAACGGTATGATATACACTTACACCTTGTCGCGCACTCCAGGAAAAAGAGCTCTGACAGGGAAACCCCAGATAAGTCTGATGTTTCGGGAAGTGGTGACATTACCGATCTTGCACATAATGTTTTTATAATTTCACGGCCCGATAAAGAACAAAAAGAAGACTATAAAAAACAAGGTATGGTCGGCGATAACTTTATCTTTGTAAAGAAAAACCGCGAGTGGGGCACAACTGATTTTCAGGGATTGTACTACAAAGAGTATACTAAAAAATTTATTGAGGCTGATAAATGAAATGTAAATATTGTGGAAAAGAGATTTTAACTTTTAAAGACTATAGTACTAAAAATCAATGTCGAGAATGTCGAAACAAGTATTATAGAGAATACTATGATAAAAATTTTAAAACGTTAGTAAGAAAATATTCCAGTAACGGACAACTAACAATTGAAACACATAAAAAATTTTTTGTGTAAAATATTGTTGACGTAAAAATCAAATATTATATAAACAAGGATAAAACTATGGCAGATATTAACAACATAACACTAAGCGGGCGACTAACAAAGGACCCAGAACCGGGTAATAACTTTACTAAGTTTTCTATTGCACAAGACGTGTGGAACGGTAAAGAAAGCGTCACTCAATATTTTAATTGCATCATATTTGGAAAAAGGTGTAATTTTTTAAATGAGTATTGCAAAAAAGGCGATAAAGTCATGATCAATGGTGAGATCGAAATTAAGTTGTATAACGAAAAATATTACACCACTGTTAAGGTTTTGAATTTGGTAAAATGAAAATCAACGTAGCCAAAAAGAAAATAACTACCAACGATATTGGCAAAGTGGCCTTGTCGGTTTTGTATAACAGTGGTTATGAGTGGCTGCAAACACAGAAAGAAAACAAAGAGTTTATAATTGAGATTAAAAACAGACGTAATCCAAAATTTCATAGAATGGTTTTCGCAATTGCCAGTTATGTAGTATACCATGCACCGGAGTCATCAATTTGGTCCAGGTTGACCCCATATCTTTTTATAAAAGCGGTTGCTCGTGAGTTTGGTTTTGTAGAAATAGAATATACGTTAGATGGTGAACCCCATTTAAAAGCGCAGAGTATCGCGTATGAATCTATGGAGCAAAAAGAATTTGAGGAATTATTCGACAAGATTGTTTTAGAAGCGTCACGAATAACACATATAAAAATTAGAGATATATTATTATCATATAAGGATTTTATGTAATGGATAGAATTTTTAAAAATG